GATAAATATATTATGACCAGGATGCTATAATGTCAGACATAAAAAGAAGCCTAGAAAATCTTGCAGATGCTCTATCCCGAATAGAAAATAAACCTGCTCCTCGTGCAGAAATAAAGGACAGAGAACTGTCTGGTAACAAAATACACGGGGGCAAAATTACTAAGTTTTCTTCCACTGGCATTGCAGACGAGTCCGGTGTTCCAGTTCTTGCAGTAAAAAATGATGGCATACATGTTGTTGCTGCTCATATTGATACCATAGAAACCGACATAACAGTCCAAAAAGATCTAGAAGTCAAAGGAGTCCTTACTGCTTCTAGACTATGTGTAGATGAAATTTCTGCAAATATAAAACATGAAAAAACAACTCCTCTGGAATTTAAAGGAGAAGACAGCCCTGCTTACAACAAGGGACTGATTTGGACGTCATCCAGGGTAACCAAACAATTTGTTCTGCATAGCAATCCTGATCGACTGTTTTCTTCGGAAAGCATAGACTTACATCGTGATCAAAGCTACATGATAGATAGATCTGTTGTTTTATCCAAAACCAGTCTGGGTAATGATATAACAGACAGCAACCTAAAAAAGTTAGGTACGCTTAGACAGTTAAATGTTGCAGGAAATGTAGATATAGACGGAATCGTAAAGTATCATGCGGACACAGAACAATTAAGTATGGGTTGCGATGATCCAAAGGGCATGGTTTCTTTAGAAAGCTTAGACCATCAATTTGTGATAGACGCAGATGTCAAAGACTGGAAAATGGGTACTTGGACTACAGCAGATCTGCATATCATAACAGACGATACTCCTCGTATATCTATCAGCCAAGCAGGCACTACCACCGTACATAGCAAAAGTGTTTTTCAGGAAAGTGTTGGAATCAAGTCTAAAAACCCTCTGCCTGACGTGGATCTTACTGTTGCAGGTGCTGTGAGATTTCAAAACAAAAAACAGGAAGTCCGAAACGGTGTTCCTGAGACAGGTGCATACTCCAAAGGCGATATTGTGTGGAATGATGATCCAAAGTCAGGAAGCTATATAGGTTGGGTGTGTGTAAGAGAAGGAACACCCGGAACCTGGCGACCATTTGGCCAAATTGCCAATTAAAATAATATATATATTTTCCCTGTGCCACTGTAAATACTACAGTTGAGGGAGATTCTGAGGTGCAAAACCACTACGACAAAACAAAACAAGAAGTAAAATACTGGCAATATGCCGCATGGACGCTGCCATTTGTAGCCTTAGCTATCATTGCTGTTACCTATTTTGTAGGCTGGCATACATGGTATGCTATATCAGTAACAAGCACAGTGGTTGTTTTTTTTAGTGTGGCAGTTTTTTGGTGGTGGTGGGCACTGGATAAAACTGTTTTGATTTTTAAGAGCTTTGAAGAAATTGCACGATCTTTTGGTTTNATACAAAAAGAAATAAGCGAAACAAAAAATGAACTACAAAAAANCCATAGTGATAGGGAACGGAGAAAGCAGGACTAGTATCGATCTTGAAAAAATTTCTTCATTTGTTATAGGCTGTAATGCCATTGTGAGAGATTTATCCGTTGACCAAGTTGTTTGTGTAGACAAAAAGATACTGAAAGAAGTAGCAACAGCAGCAACAAACACTACTGTAATCTTTACATCACAAAGACTGCAATCGTATGTAAAAAGAACAACTCGACCTCTTCCTTCTTTGCCTTACGCTGGAACAACTAGACCAGACGATCCTACACACTGGGGGAGCGGTCCTTATGCTGTTCTTCTTGGGGCTTTACAATTTTTCCAAGTTGAATTAATAGGGTTTGATCTCTACAGCAACAATAAATTTATCAACAATGTATATAAAGGCTCTAATAATTATGATGCTGACACACATAGAGCAGTAGATCCAAGATACTGGATTCATCAAATCGGTCGAGTATTTGAATGTTTCCCTCAAACCGAATTCGTCATTTATCAAACGCCTGATTGGCCGTTGCCTGAAAAATGGAATTGTGTCAATGTTTCAATTGACAAGATAAGTAATTTCACATACAATTAACACTGTGGACTTTGACGCTCACCCCACTTTAAATATTCTGCGTGTCATCATAACAAGGAATAAAAGATGGCAAAAATAACAGCAACAAGATATCACGATTTTTCAACAGGACACAGAGTATACGGCCACGAAAGCAAGTGCAGTCACCTCCACGGCCACAACTATAGAATTACTTTTACTGTGGAAGCAGAAGAACTTGACACAGTAGGAAGAGTAATGGACTTTTCCGTAATCAAAGATTGTCTCTGTGAATGGCTTGAGGCAAATTGGGATCACAAGTTTTTGATTTTTCGAGACGACCCCTGGGCCTCTGTATTAAAAGAAACAGACCCCAAAGGCGTAGTGATTGTAGATTTCAATCCAACTGCAGAAAACATGGGTCAATATCTAATTGACGAAATTGGTCCTAGACAATTGGCAGGAACGAATGTAAAATTAACAAAAGTTATAATCGAAGAAACTAGAAAATGTGCAGCAGAGGTATCACTATAATGGGTAAATTTTATTCGACCAAGACATACGGAAATGATAGAGGACTTAGTTGTGCGTTTAGACAGTGGCGCAGTACACACTCGCACTGTTCTCTCATCCACGGATACAGTATAGGAATCAAACTGGTATTTGAATGTGACAACCTAGATGAAAGAAACTGGGTATTTGATTTCGGTGGCTTAAAAGAATTTAAGCAGTGGGCAGAACACATGTTCGATCATACTCTGTTAATTGCAGAAGATGATCCACAACGTGAGATATTTGAAGCACTTCCTCGAGAAACTGCAGATGTACGCATTGTACCAGCAGTAGGGTGCGAGCGATTTGCAGAAATGGCTTACAACAAAATGGCCAGAATTATCGATNAACATCGATACAACGGCACTGCTCTTAATCCTACAGCACGAGTAAAAAGTGTAGAAGTGTTTGAACACGGTGCGAACTCTGCTATCTATGAGGGCTAGAGTTTGGCTAAAATTGACAAAAGCCAATACTCAAAAGCAGAATGGCGCACAATAAGAGAGCAGAGAAGACAAGAAAAATCTGCAAAACAAGCAGAAGATTCTTACTCTGCTCCGTCTCCTTCTCAATATAACATAGTCTGTGTTAAACACGGTAAAAAATATTCTGCAGAGTACGTGAACACTTTGTACAGAATGTGTAAGAGAAATTGCACACTTGACTTTGAATTTGTTTGTCTAACAGACGACACAAAAGGACTAGACGAAAACATAAGAACCGTTGCATTGCCTAATGATTTGAAAGGATGGTGGGCAAAGCCTTATGTTTTCTCAAACAATCTTGGCCTTGAAGGTGTTATTCTTTACATGGATCTTGATGTTGTTATAGCCGGCAACATAGACAAACTGTTTACTCACTCTCCCTATCAATGGTTCATTATCAGAGACTTTACACGAGCGATGAGGCCGAATTGGCAGAAATACAATTCCAGTGTTATAAGATTTAATGCAGGTCAGCTAGACCATCTATGGCAAGACTTTAAACACAATCAAATAATGTACCAAAAAAAATTCTTTGGCGATCAAGATTGGTTATATCATGTTTCCGACCCCAAGCCTCAATTTTGGCCAGACAGTTGGATACTGAGCTGGAAATGGGAAGTCAGAAAAAGCAAACAGTTCGACAAAGGCGGACGTAGAGGATTTAGAAAATTCCGCGATGTTGAGAATGTTACTCCAAGACCAGAATGCTGTGTAACTGTGTTTCATGGTGATCCTAACCCAGAACTAGTAGAAGATCCCTGGGTAGTGAATAATTGGAGATAGTGTTGCTTTTTGCGTGGAAAGAGTTTATAATTAACTATGTTTAATCAATCAGTACATCGTCTGGGTTTTGCTTGTAAATTCCTAGATCCAGACCAAGCACAAAATAAAAAACTTCTGGAACAGTCTCAGAGGCCGCTAAACACAAGAGCAACGACAGTGGCCTGGCTTAACAGGCAAACTGTGGAAGATGCAGAACAGAGACTGTGGGACTTGATGGTTCACAATATTGAATCATACAAGAAGCTGATTACATATGCAGGCAATTTGCCTAAAAACCTCAGAATGGTTCGATTGGGCAGCGATTGTCTTCCTGTGTATACAGAACCCACCTGGCGTTATTTTTGGAAAAAAAGCGATGTTCGACGATACTGCGAAACACACTTTGCCGAAGTAGGCGAAACTGCTCGCAATCTTGATGTTCGTTTGTCAATGCATCCTGGCCAATTCTGTGTATTAGCTTCGGATAATCCTGAAATCGTAACTCGGTCTATAGAAGAATTTGAATATCATGTAGACATGATTCGCTGGATGGGATACGGCGTGTGTTTTCAGGATTTCAAATGTAATGTACACATTTCAGGCAGACAAGGACCTCTGGGTATCAAACGAGTATTACCTCAATTGTCGACAGAGGCACGGAACTGCATCACTATAGAGAACGATGAGATGTCTTGGGGTCTAGATGCTTCTCTTGAACTTGTTGATGACGTTGCTTTGGTCGTAGATATCCACCACCATTATATCAAAACCGGTGAATACATTACACCAGCAGACGATAGATTCAGGAAAATTATAGACAGTTGGCGAGGTGTAAGACCTGCAATACACTACAGTGTGTCTAGAGAAGACCTATTGGGCTGGCATGATGCAAGTCGCAAGCCCGAACTTGATTCTTTGCTTGAACAGGGTTATAAGAAACAAAAACTAAGGGCACATTCTGATTATATGTGGAACAGTGCCTGCAACGACTGGGCTTTAGAATTTTTGCCCTACAGTGATATCATGGTGGAAAGCAAAATGAAAAATCTTGCCACAATAGATTTACATGATTACTGGAAGAGCTTGAGAATCAAAGCCGCCTAATAAATAATTCAAGGAGACTGATATGAGTTTTTTATCACGAATGTACAATACATCCACACCTGCAAAGACTCAACCAGAGTCTACAAAAAATCCCAACAGAGTTGCCGGAGGTTTGAGGGCACAAGGTGTAGATACTCTAAGTTTACTAGGGGAGGATGGACAAGAAAGGCAGATTCCTACACAGAGATATGTTGCTAGCCTAGAAGAACAAATCAAAAAACAACGGGCAGCAATCGATGTTTTAGAAAGAAAGCTCGCCCGTTTAGAAAGTGCACAACAGCAAATTTCAGCAAGATTTAGCCGTTAATTGATTTTACAATATCTGCCTTTTTCATACTGCTGTTTACTTTAATGCCTTTTTGCTTGGCATACTTTAGTAATTGAGGTTTTGTCATTCCACTTAGATCCGCTGCTTTTTTTACCGGCTTGTCTTTCTTAGCCTTTACTGGCTGCGGTTTCTGTTTTGCTTCCAGAACAACAGGTTCCTCTTTACCAAAGAATAGATCTTTTAACCATTCAAGCATGTCTTAAGTCTCCTTTATACAAGCATTATTTACATAAATACTAAAAAGGTGCTTGCAAAATGAAACGATTAACATTGGATAGAATAACTGGTAAAAGAGCAGACAACAAGAATGATTATCTGCAGATTAAGCCGGAACACCCTGATAATCTAGCAGAAGTTGAACGGCCTAAGCCTATTCGTTCTACAAAAAAACACAGGAACGTAAAAAATGGAAAATGGCATTACTAGATTAAAACAGTGGGCAATTCAAAGAATACAAGAAAGAACCACACTTGACGGTATAATACTAATTGCAGCAGGAGTGACATATTTGATCTTTAAGCCTATTGCTTCTGTAGTTGCCTATGGTGCAATTCTGTACGGACTTTACACAATACTAAGATCGAACTAAAGGCTGCTGATCGGCCTGCTTGAGCTTGCTGTCATACTCCACATCTTTCTCTTCTCAGCACCTCTTTTCTGAGCAAATTTTTTTGAATTACAATTATCACACACATGAAACACATTATTGTTTAATCGATTCGGATCCATTTTGCTGCGTTCTCTAGTAAATTCAGTGCCGCAGCAGTCACACCTAAGCTTAGCTAGCCGATAATTCCTTGTGTATTTGTGAATCTTCCCTAGTTTGCTTGATCTTGTATGTCTGGATGATTTTGTAATTTCGCCTAGATACATAAGTATATTTACATTAAGATTATAAAATTTCTCGATAAATACTACAGGAGCAAGCAATGGCAATTACCTTAACCCAAGCAGCACACAATCATATAGAACAGATTTGTGAAAAAAATCCAAATCAATTGGTGTGTCTCAGCCTAAAAGGAGGCGGTTGTGCAGGTTTTGAATACAAGTGGAGCATGATTGATCATGATCAAACAAACAAAAATGATAAAATTATTGGTGCTTTGGTTATAACAGAACATGCCCTTCCATTTTTAGATGATGTAGAAATAGATTTTGTGTCAGAAATGCTTGGAACAAAGCTGGTAATTAACAACCCTAATGTAAAATCTGCATGCGGGTGCGGCGAAAGTATAGGATTTTAACGGAGCACTAAATGGCTAGAAGAGAAATTGACATCGGCGTTGAAGGCAACGACGGAACTGGCGATTCTATTAGAGAAAGTTTTAGAAAAACCAACGAAAACTTTCAACAACTTTTTGCAGTATTTGGCGAAGGAGGCCAGATTGATTTTACAGCACTGTCTGACACTCCAGACGAGCTGACTCCAAACACAATTCCGCTAGTAGATCCTTCAGGAACTCAACTAAATTTAGTTGAACTAGCTTCCAACAGTGCCATCGATCCAAATGCTGTAGACACTATTACCTTTGATACCAGTCTGGAAGGAAAATTAATTGTAAGCACTGCATTTAGAAGGGTTTCAGACGACACTTCTCCTAGGTTAGGAGGCCCTTTAAACGCAAACAACAGGGCGATTGGCAAAGTAGCAATTTCACAATCTGCTGTAAACGAATTTAATACCCGATATAACGAATCTATCACCATCGACGATCTTGTTATTACAAAAGGATTTGCTGATTCAAGATATGTGTCCGGCGAAATTCCTATCAAAGTAGATAGCGAGCCCGAAGACAGAAGTGCATACGTCAAGGTTGTAGACAGTTATGACAACGGCAATCTGGTAATACCTGCACACGGATTTACACGTCTGATTAACGGCAGTGAATTTGAATTTAATTCCAGATTTCAGGACCCGTCTGGCATTGAATCTGATGAAACCTATTTTGTACGATTTGTAAATGAAAATCAAATTGCTGTTTATACAAACAGAGACGATGCGGTTACTGGCGATGCAAATGTAGCCGAAAACAACAAGATTTTTGTAAGCGGTGAAATTGACCTAGACGATGAACACACAATCACCGATATTTCTTTTGATCCAGCATTACCTGGTAACTTTCTAGAAGACGTTGCACTACCTAGAAAAAGTATCACTCGCCGACAAGGCGACAGAATGGAGGGAGCACTTTTCCTTCATGATCATCCAGGAGATCTTGCAGGACTAGGAGAAGTATCTGGTTCAGACGATTTACAAGCAGCCACTAAATTTTACGCAGATAATGCTACTTTTGTAAGCACTGAAAACATATTTGTTAGTACTTCGGGCGATGATTCCATGGCAGGTGTGCCAAGAGGATCAGAAGGCAGAGCTTTTGAATATGCGTTTAGAACCATTAACGCTGCTGCAGAAAAAGCCGAAGAAATTATTCGCACAAGTCCTCCAGAACCTGGACCATACTTCCAAACTGTAACAACCAATAACGGCAACCTAGAAAGCGAAATTACTACTGCAGGGATTGTCAACCCTCAGTTTGGCCAAACAAGAAAACTACTGCAAATTAACGAAGATTACATTGCAGCAGAATTTATAAACTATATTAAATTTGAATTTCCTGATTTTGTTTTTGACGAAGCAGTAAGACAAGAGCAAATACGAGATATTGTCAATGCGATTGCATTTGACATAAACAGAGGACTAGAAGCAAACTTTCTAACAAGAGACATTGCGGAAAGATTTTACTCTACACAAGAAACTCGTCGACAAATTACAGCAGAACTTGATCAAACACTCGACAGTATCAGTTTTGTTCAAGAAATTGCTCAATCAATTTTACAAAATCGCTTGCACAGAGAAAGGTCAGTTGATGCTGTAAATGTTGACGGGATTCGTGCAAGAGTAGAAACTTCCACAAATCACGGATTGCAAGATGGTGAGCAAATTCTGTTTCAAAACATGGGCGGGATGACAGAAATAGAAAATCAAACTGCCTTCGTAAGAGTCTTAGACAATCAAACTGTTGAACTATATGAAGATAAAAATCTTACCACGTTCTTTGATATTAGTGCTTACACACCGTACACCACAGGCGGGGTAATTGGAGTAGTTTATCAGCCAAGACTGGAAGACAGGCAAGGTATCAAAATAGACCAATCGTTTGATCAACCAGACGCAGATTCTGCGTCTAGAGCAGCTATTGATGCAAAGTTTGATCTTGTTCTCAACATAATAGAAAACGGAATAGACGCCGGACCGGACATAATTTTTGGAAATACCTACAAAGTTGTTCTGGAGAACGGATCACAGACTTTTGTGGATCAAGGCGACCCCGAAAACACTGACCTATTGCCTGGCAAAATAGTGGTTGGTAAAATTTCCGGAGCAGAAGGCAGAATTGTAAGTTTAACCAATAATGATGGCACTGAAAACAACAACGACACACTGCAGCTAATACAGCTGAACGGAAAAGACTTTGAAGTTGGCGAAACCGTAAAGTATGGTAACTTCGTAAAAGAAAAACAAGTTACAATACAGGTAGAGTCGGGAGTTTATGAAGAAGATCTGCCTATTAGATTAGCAAATAATGTATCGCTAAGGGGCGACGAATTTAGACGTGTAATTGTGCGTCCTAAGAAGAGAGTATCGCAATCACGATACGCAGAATTATACTTCTATAGAGATCTAGAGTTTGACGACATTTCTCTATTAGACAAACTACATTCTGACGTAATTAGCAGCGACAGTGT